TTTATCCAATTAACAGGGTTTAAACTGGCGTTGGCTGCTGTTGTGACCAATTCGGGGACAACTGCACCTTTAGGAATATACATACATTCACCGTTGGCTCGGCCAGCGTCCATTTTTGTTTTGAAAGCTGCAATCTGTGCCGTGTCATCGGTGTCAAGGTGAAATATCCAGAGTGGGTCAATGTTCCTGTGCAAAACCCGTTTCCAGTCGCTCATAGCTTCATTCCTTGCAAGTATGAGCCATTTTAAAGAATCAATTATCCGTGTCCCGTGGATTTCATCAGCTATCCTTTCATGGCTTAAATGAAATATCTCATCAGGCTTGAACCGTTTGTTCGGCTGCTTGGTCTTAGATACTTGCTCGTAGCGTTTGATTCTTCCCTGCTCATTTTGGACTATCACCATGCTTTCGGGGTCGAGAGGTTTCAGGTTGGCAAGAACGCCCTCCTTGTCTCTGATGACCTCAGCGAAAGAATCTTTGCTGATTGTTTTGACCTTAATCATGTTTTTCAGGATTGAGTTAAAAGAATCTTTGCCGTTGCCTTTGATTGATAATAATAATAATTCTGTGCTTTCGTCGCTTGTGAAACCAGCACCGACAGTCCATGTAGCTTTTGTGTCGATTGCAATCTTGAACTCAGGGATTGTTTTATAATATCCGTAGTCCTGAGACCAGTCTGTATTTTGATAAGTCGTTTCTTTAGTTGAGCCTGCACCGTCTGTGCTTTGTGCGGCTACTGAAAAGTCAGTAATAGCATTTGTAAGGTCGCTGGCGATTGCAGAGCTTATGTTTGTGTCTGGCATAGTTTTTCCTCGATTTTTTGTAAATGTTTATCAATGGAAATTAAGACGGCAAGGGTTAAATTCTGTTTGGATAGTTTTGGGTTCTCTTTTTCACCCAGATAATCCTTGACAGCCTGAATATTGTGTGTATGATTGGAACTGATAGAGGTTGGCATTATTGACCGACCTTTGAAAGTTTTAAATTGAATATGCTTACTGTTCCAGTAGCAGCACCACAAACAATTCGCCACCTTAAAAATCTGAAATCATGTTTTTCGGATATACGGGCTGTTACGCAGGAATTCTGCACACCTGTAATTGCATCAATATCAGTCCATGTTGTGCCGTCATCACTTATCTGTAATGTGCAGACTGCACTTGTTGCGGTGTTGCCTTCACAAAAATTATAATAGCAAGTTATCAAAATATTACGGTATTTTCTGAACATATCAAAAGTAAAATAAGAAGTCCCAGTATCGACTTGTCTGAAAGAGCAGAAAGTCGCGGGGTCATAATCCCACATCTCAGAAAAACTTCCTGACCTGACTGTGCCTGTTATCTCAGAATTTTCAGCCATATTGCTAGATGGATTAACAGACATGAAGCCGTCGTCATCTATAGACGGCGTTGCAGCTGGAAATATATTGCCTACACCCATTTTTTGATTAAAAAGACCTGATGATAGTCAGGGACTTCTCCCTCCCTTTTTTGACCGAAAGGTTTTGCGTAGCCAAGATGTAATTCTTCTTGTCCAACATCGAGACCTTGATGTAATATTAACCCTAATAGACGACCGTATTTGCCGACCCTTTGGTTTGGGTCTATTTGGATTAAGACCCGTTTTCCTAGTATTTTGTTTTGTAACCATTCTTTTGCTATCTCCCCGCCGTTATTCATTTCAGGCGAATCAATGTTTAATAATCTTATAGGGAACTGGAAATCCCTGGATTCTGTTGTGACCGTGATTGTGTCGCCGTCATGGACTTTGACGACATCAGCGAAAAAGTCTTCGGTGATTTGTTTGTGTGGTGAGCTGAATCCGAAGTCTGCTATCTGAGCATTTGTTAGCTCGGGATAGTTTTTGTAATCATGCTCGAACATCATGCTTCAATCATAAATTGTTGGACTTTCTTGTCTCGTAATATTGACATATTTCTTAATGCCGTGTCCCTCAATACATTTATCATGTCCTCAGCTTCAATCCTGCTAGTGAAGCCGGACATGTCCCAGGCGATGCCCTCAATAGCTGCAAGGCATGCACCAGTATCAATTAAAATCCCTCTGACAGATGTATTCAAGGTTGTTGCAGCGTCTTTTGTACTCCAGTCATATCTAGTCATGCAATTCACAATGGCTTCGCAATCAAGAATAATCTTATCGAACCAGCCAGCAGCTTTGACAGTTGCACTTGCATTTGTGCCTACTCTAAGCAAAATATCAACATCTTGTGCAAATTGTCCTGCGTTTGCCATATTAACCTTTTTTAATCTTAAAGTTTATAATACTTCCCAACTATGCGATGATGATGTAGGGTGATTTAAACTAAGAGTTTAAAAGACATACAGATTCAAGCCTTTCTCTCTTAAACACCATGCAGCACGGACAAGGGCTTCGGTCAGGTGTGAATAACTGCCTGTAATCTTGAGCCGTTTGTCAGCGGTGTATTCATATGTTATGCTTTTGAGACTTCTTAACAAGGAAAGGTCGCTGATTAGCTGGATTTTCTTTGTCTCCATTAACATCAACAGATTTGAGTATAAATCTTCTTTCAATATCTTTACTCGTTTCTCCTCGCCTTTGATTATTATCCCCTTGCTGGAGTTGTCTAATCCGACAACTCGCCTAGTGCCTAACTTATCCTGTAACTGGTCAAGGACAGGGCCGCCCAAGCCGCCCGAGTCCGTAAATATCCGTCTAAACTTCCACAACTCGTCAATTACTCCTGTTTCCCCCACAGTATGCGTAGAGCTTACCCGTTCCCGAGTGATACACTTTACTGCTTTCAGATTGTTTTTGTTTTCTTCTACAATGACAAAGGCGACCTCGTCGCCGCCATACCTTGCAAGGTCAAGACCGAGATAGTAATGAGAGCCTGGGAGACCGTCATCTGCCTTGTTCCAATCAATAAAGGTCATGCTTTCCTTAATTAATTTAGTAGGGAACAACTGAGAGTAATCATCAATAAATTCTCCTAGATATTCCTGAGCGTACTCAGTCTTAGACATTCGCAATTTCTCTTTCCTTAAAAAAGACATTGGAATTCTGTTGCAATCCTCGCTTGAAACATGGAATGACTTGAAGTCATCATCATAAAAAGAATTGTAGTAATACCCCCCTTTTCCGAATGGCGTAGATATTAAAATAGTGAAACCGAAACCCCTCAATTTCCTAGATACTGCAAGCATAGGTGTAACAGCTGTCCAGACTGTCTCAGGGATGAAAGCGGCTTCGTCAGCTATCAACCAATCTAAAGTGAAGCCTCGTATGAAATAACCTGAACGACCAGCAGGAAGGCTGTATATGCGTGAGCCGTTGCTTAGCATAATTCGGGTTAATGTTGGCTTTTCCTGGTAAATTCCTGGTATAAGGTCACATTTTGCCCTCACTTTCTCAAATAAGAGTGAGCTCTGCCGCTGGGAAGCAGCAATTATCATGGTGACAGTTCCAGGGTAGCCCATAGCAAGCCTCACGGCTTTCTCTGAGATAACCTCGCTTTTCCCTACCTGACGACCTGACCGTATGGAGATATTTCCCATATGGTCAAGGACTTCACGCTGCCATTTGTCCCATTTAAACTGGTTTATCGGTCTCTTGGTCGATTCTGACATCGTCTGGGGTCTCCTCAGGCATTTGAGCGATTGCTTGCTCGTACCCGATAATAGCTGATTCTACAACTTCAAGGCTCAGCAACTGGCTCACCCGTTGGCTCTGCAAATCTTTTAATGTCAGCTCGTAGTCTGACCTAGTCAATATTTCTGCTCTTGGTTTCATGTTCGCCTCCGTTTAGTTATCTCTTAAAAATACATATTCTCCCTCTATGATAGTATCAAAGTCTGTATTAAAAAAAAGATTCATTTTCCTTGTAATCCCTATTAAGCTAATGTGTGTTATTGTGTTTTCAAATCTTATTTCCATTTCAAATCAACTCCGTTTTTTTTGGTCTTAATGAAAGTATATCTTCTCTGGCTTCCTTTAAATCATATTCCCCAGTTAGTATATCTTTCAATCTTGATGTAGCATGATTCATATAAATGCCTTCACACCAACTATGCACTTCATCTTCTGTTATTGTTTTGTTTGTAATTTCTAATCAACTCCGTTTTTTTTATATAAAAATTTATGGACGCCTGGACATAAACTCAACCCAACATCAACCAGATTAGCTATAAATGACCTCTCCTTGATATGCTTCCAAGCCCGTAGGGCTTGCATTTGCAAGCCCTATCACACCCCGCCGCGGGCGGCGGGGTGTGTGTCTATTACCATTCCATTTGGAATGGTCAATTAAGCAGTCAGGGTGACTGCTTGTGTCTATTACCATTCCATTTGGAATGGTCAATTAAGCAGTCAGGGTGACTGCTTGTGTCTATTACCATTCCATTTGGAATGGTCAATTAAGCAGTCAGGGTGACTGCTTGTGTCAATAGCAATCATTAGGGAACAAGGTTATTTATGAGGTTGCCAGCATTTGCTGGTGAGTGTGGTAAGAGGCGTAGCCCCACACTTCCTCTTAAATGTTCTTGTTCTCTGATGACGACTAGACTATTTTGCAAATGGTCGCCGGAGCCCTGTCCCATCATGTAATGAGGGCAAGCATCGTGCATGCTTGAAGGGTTGCACATCATGGGCGGGAAGCATATCAAGGAGAGGTCGGAGAGGTCAGTGAGAGCGAAGGGAGGGCTATATTTAATCTCTATCATCTCCAGTTAAGTCTTTATCAGTTATTTGCAGTCTCTTTCCAGCATAAGTTTTTATCCAACCCAATGTTATCAAGGCATTTCTGTTGTTTCTATAAGTCAGAGGGTCAGTTCCGCACTCATACATGATTGCACGCTTAAGCTCTGTCCAAGTAGGTCTATAATTGTTGGGGTTATTTCTTCTTAGTCGCCACATGACGCGCCCTAGTTTATCAATGCTCACTTTTCAACACCCCATTAGTTCCATCATATCATTCACCTCTATATGTTGTAAATAAACAAATGATTCCACCACCATCACTAGATTTTTTACATTTATTAGTATGCTTCATCATTTCAAAATATCCTATTCCCCCATAAGTAATTAGTCCACAATTATTACATTTATGATATTCTTCCATATTATTCACTCTCTTAACCCCCCGTCAAGGTCCAATCCGCAGAATGGACAGTATCTTTCAGCAAGGAAGTAGAGCTGACCGCAAAACTTGCAGTATGTAAACTGTCTATTCATTCTCACTCTTTCACCTAACTTGCAATATGTAAACTGTCTATTCATTCTACCTCTGTTATCTCAACACCATCTGAAATACAACAAGAACCATCTACCATACGATGTGCATAAACATCAGCATTCTCTACAATTTTCATTCTTGCATCTTCTTTATTATCTGATTCTGTTACAACTTTTATACAATTACTAATCTCAAACATAAACTTTACCATCACTCTTTCACCTCTAAGTTGTCAATGAGTTTATACAGCATATGAGTATTAGCACTAGTAGCAGTCGTCAGGCGGTCAAGCTGTTTCTTCTGGTCAGCTAGCTTGATGGTGTGCTCAATGCTGTTAGGGTTGCTGCTAAGCATATCTACAATATTCTCAACAGTCAATGGAACTTTGGTTTTATGCTCAATCCGCAAGCCCCGTTTCTTCTGATATAATTTGAATTGTTCAACTAAGTTATCAACAGTTATACAGTTTAGTCCATCCAAACGGAGGTTAGAATAGTCTTTATTGAACTCAATAGTCCGAATAAACACCTCAGATTGAGGGAAGGGGTTATATGCGTGTTCCGTTAGTAATTCGCAGAGCAAACCGTACACCAAACAGATAGAGGAGACATTTAAGGGGTAGTCAGTAGCAACCCGAAGCGTCACCCGTCCCTTTTGGCTAATACGGAACTCTACGATGATTAAGTTTAAATTTATTGTTTTTTTCACTGGTTGGAAGTTTCCAAAATATTTATGAGGGATTTGACACGACATAATGCAGTTATGGAAGTTCCAATCGAGTAAGGCGTCGGGAGTTGAGGATAACGCACCGTCCCCCCCATTATAAACTTTGTAGAAGCCTCTCCCGATTTTCTGAATGTCTGCCAATTTTGGAATTATTGATTTTACGGTATTAACATTTATAGAGGTTAAGAGGCTGATTTTCTTGGGAGTGATACCCTCAGGATAGGACTGCATACATTTTATTATTGATTGTGATTTTTTGGATAATCCCCCACTACGAGTTGCAACGGAAAGTTTATTCATAGGTCATCACCCGAGATTGGTAACATAGAATCTATATCTTTTATTGCTAGTATTGTTGGCTTGCCAAATTTGTCATCGCCTAGAATGTGGGTGTCTGTTGTCTTGATTATTGTCAGGGTGATGATTCGCCCTTTCAATGTTCGTATCTTCACAATTTCTTTTTCTGTTTCTATTTTAATCACCTCGTTTTTAAAATACTGTTTTCCAATCATCCCCTATATTGACCTGTAAGCCCTCAACTGTTTTCCAGACATCGCCAATATTGATTTTCATCCCCTCAATCTCTTTCCAGTCGTCGCCTATATTTATCTGTGTGACTATAGCTCTTGCCCCTATAAATGTTTGTGATATAATGACACTATCATAATAAACTGGGTCGTGACTGCCATCTGAATAAACATTTCCTATTAAGATTTGACCTACATCTGTGTCACCAACATCACCACTAAAACTATAATCTGGGCTTCCTTCTGTATCGTTATTTACCCATATTTTAATTTCTCCCCCACTTGCTTTTTTTACAAGTTTGACCTCTATTTTGTAAGTATTATTAACAGCGACACTTTCCCCTATATCTCTCCAATCTTCTGTTTCTGAACTCCATGAAGTCAACCTATAATATCCGTTCCAATCCTCTATACTGAACCCAATCAAATTATTATTACTTGAATCCAACACATTCATAATCCCGAAGTATGTTCCAGTATCAAAAGACCATCCACTTGGTAAGTGTATTTTAAATTGAATAAAGAGAGTCTCATAACTTGCACCTAAATCTTCTTTAACAGTTCCTTCCCCTGCTGCACTCATAGAACTTTTTAAGGTATAGGTTCCATCTATTAATGAGCCTGAATCATAAGAAAGAGTTCCCCCGCCCCAAGTTTGCTCTTGGTCAAAAGTTCCCTTGTTTCCGTTTTCAAATCCTTCGTAACCGAATAAGTATCCCATATATTTTCTCAACTCTTTTTAATTTTTTAGGGTCAACTCTTGGATGATTTCTCATACATTCTAATCGTTGTTCCCATCCTTTTCTTGTCATGTGTTGCATTTTTAAGCTGTGTATTGGACATATAGAGTTCCGACAGGGAATCCGCTTGCTGCTGGTGGGGTTGCGTCTGTGTTGTATAATACCATTGGCACATAGGCTTGGTCAGCTGTGCTATTGTCAGCCGTTATTGTTAGTGCGTTGCCGCCTGACAATACACCAGCTGCGTCATTCATTACATAGCCAGCAGCAGAGCCGTCTGATAATGTTATTTCTTTAGTAGAAAATGCTTGAGTCTTGACATGAGGGTCAATATTCTCTCTCGGGTTGTCATAGCCAGCGTTGCCTTTAGGCGTTGCTTTTGTGCTTGTGACTGGTTTAAATGCGTTCGTTAGTCCTACCATTTTCTGTTTCTATGTCCAGCAAGGTATATAATATTTTGTTCCTGCGACATCAATCTCAAGCCAGGCTGAAATTGTGGCGGTCGTGACAGCAGCAGGGGCAATATTTGTTATTGATAGATTTGCCGTTGCGTTAGCTGTCAAGGAATCAACTACCTTAAGTTTGCCGTTCTTGATTGCCAATATATCTCTGACAGCAAGGCTGTCAATTACTTCTTGGTTACTTTCAGACATTTTTCTTTTTCTCTTTCTCAATGCTTGGCTGGCCAAACTCTTTAGTTAAAGCCCC